GATAGATTAGTTGCTCCCGTAGAAGAAAACCATATTTGTCTACTTTTGTTTGAAATTACAGGCAAAGGTTTTGCGTAATTCGCGTTTGTAAAATTTGCAACTTTGACAACGCCACATGCATAATGAGTAACTGTGCTTTGATTAAAGTCCTGAACCGTAACAGAACTATTAGTTCCTGTTGAGAGCGCGGTAATGTCGACAAATAAACCGCAATGTGCTTGAACTTTGATACCCGCAGGTATTGTTATTGTTTGCAAACTAGAAACGATAGTATTTGTCCTAAAAAACTCATTGATGTCAGCATTAAATTTAAAAATATAGTTGCCGTTTTGTTTAAAATTAAAATCGCCGTTAATTATATTTCCACTTCCATCAGTAATCACAGAAACGATTGGGTTTTTTGAGAATGTGGTATAGCCACTTGGTAAAACACTTGTTGGATCAGGAGTTGTTCCAGCGACCCCTAAAATCGCTCCTACATCAACTGTTCCATCTGGTTTTTGAATTGCAAAATAATGATAAGTTGAATTGATGGCTTTTGTTCCACTTAATAAACCACCTTGATTTGTTCCCGCAACCCAAGAGGCATCAAGTCTTTTTGTCAATGCCGTTGCAAGCAATCCTTGACCAGATCCGTTATTAAAAATAAAATTTCCAGCACTAAAATCAATATCGTTATTAGCATCGGTAGCATTATTTGCAACGGTTATAGGGTTGTTTAGATAAGCAACGCCTTGGTTGGTTGTGGTGGCTTTAGCACTTGGTAAATTTGCGAGAAAGGTTAGGTTTGAATTTAATTGTTGTGCATCAAGAGTAGTGCGGGCTTGTGAAGCTGTTGTATCATTCAATAGAGTGGCAATAAATGGCGACACATTTGCTTTGTCAACATCTGCAAGTTTTATAAGAATTAAATTACCAGAGCCATCAAAAGCTAAAATATTATTGGCACGGTTTGTGGGTAGTTGAAGCGACCCACCTTCTGCATCACTTGGCGCCAACCTAAATGATCGTGAAATATCACGTTTTAATTGTTGTGCTACGGTCAAAATTCTGGTAAGTTCGCTATTTAAAACATCGGCTTTAAAAGATCCGCCAGTTGAGAACTGAGTGCTTCTGTCAATGGGGACATCCCTGTTTATAGAAACTTTAGCCCCAGCGGTTAAACCAACATTAAAAACTATTTTACCGCCATCCATTGGTAGATCAGCACTTCCGATAACCCCACCATCATTTTTTCTAACTACATAATCAGTAGTTATCGTTTTTAAAATATCATTTACATAAACTTTAATATCGCTTTCTGCAAAAATATAAAATGTAAAAGCAAATTCCGTCTGCGCGCTAGAAGCGACATACTGGTTTATTGGAGTTTCGTCAGTTAAATTTGGTATAGACATGGTTTTTATTTTTTAGTTATCCCCATAGAATTATTAAATTCCTCTATCATTTTGTCAAGGATTATTCTTATCCCGTACATATTTTGATAAGGCATCATTTTTCTAACTTTATCTGTGGTACTGCGTCTTACGTCTCCACTAAGCACATCGCCACTTACAGCCAAAACATCTCCGGCTAATTTACCTGTTGGACCAAGTAAAGATTCAATACGCCCTCTTTGAGAATATCTAGCCATAGGTTCTGTCCCAAAAATTTTTGATAAGCCCAATCTATTTCCGGAAGAAGCTTCAAGCATATTATTGGCATCAAAAAACCAAGCCATCAATCCGCTTCTATCAACACCCTCTACAAGCATTTGTTTTGGGTCGTCTGTAAATTCTTTTCCGGCTACCGCACCTTTTAAGTAGGACGATAATATCCCTAAACCAACCATAGCTGTTGCTGCTTGAGCGGTTTTAAAATCTCTATCTTGAAGCATAGGTATCATAGTTTTTTGCACTGAAGAAAATGCAAAAGATTTAAATTGGCCAAGCAAACTTAAGCCGCCTCTTGACATCCAAAGAGGTGTCGAAGACGCACTTGGCGTCAAAATGATTCGATTTGCTTCTTTAGAAATAGCTGAAGTGTATATATCTCCGAGTTCAGCAAATTCTTCATCCCAATTAGCTACATTTGGCATCATTAAACCTTTGTAATCCTCACCGTGTTTAGCTACTTGTTTGGCTATTTGTTTTGCCATAGTTTCGCTAATACCAAATTCGTTTAATTTTGCCAAATCTTTTGGTTTAATTTTTCCCGAAACTACTCGAGTTATGGCGCGATAAACATTGTTTTGGATAACCATAGCCGCCAATGTTTTAAATCCTGAGTTCCAAAATGGGACTAAAGTGTGTTTCATGAATTTTGAACTGACCACATCTAATCCTCTTTCAAATTTAGAATTTTTTGCAAAGTCTTCAGTAAGACCATTAAGACCACGTTCTCTAGCACTATTCATTAAAAGTTCAGTACCAATATTAAAACTTCTTAATTCACTTTTATATTTGGTAAAATATGCTCTGCCTTCTGCAGAAGATGCTAGTTTAACCAACGGAGCTAAGCCATCTTTAAAAACGGGAGTAAGTCCATTAACTAAAATTAATTTTGCTGGATCTGATATGGCCGCAACAACAGCTGACCCTAGCATCCTTAAAACATTTACTTGTTTTATTATTTTTGGAACTCGGTATAACCAAGAACTAGGGTTAGCAGTTATGCCGTAAGTGCCAAGCAACCTATCTCTAACGGATAATAAATCGTTAATATCTTTTTCTTCTTGTTTTAAAAGTTTGTTTAATTTTTTTGGTTGGTCTTCTACCAAAGCCATTTTTTTTGCGTATTCCTCTCTAATCTCTTTTACAGGTAAACTTTTTGCATCGGTAAAAGTGTCGTCTAAAAACTCAACACCAAAACGCCTAGCCAATTCTAATCTAGGTATCATCGATTTTGCATAAGTTGTCATTAACTCATCAATATCGTTATTTAAAAAATCTTCTATCTCGCTATCGTCTATCGTAAATTTTCGACCTTTTTGCGAACTGGCGCTACCTGATACCCCAATTTTATTGTGCAATGCCATAGATCTAGCACCAATAATATTGCGCCTAATGCTTTGAGCAGCTTGCACAAAAAACGCTTCGTCTTCTAATTCTAAAGCAGCTTTTTTGCGAGGTGATTTAGAGTCGGTTGCTTCTCTTTTTAACCAATTTTTTGTGATGGTTAAAAAACGAGGCGACTCTTTTATTATTCGATCCACGCCATACATCCGGTTTAAATATGGCTTTTTCATTAAAACTTCAATATCGTCGACTTCAAAAAAGCCCTTAACTTTTATACCCTCATCAGCAATATTTTTATAAATATTTTTATGGATAAAACACTAAACCTCTGCGAATAGTTTTAGCCACTTCTGTTCTAAATTCGGGCTCACTTAATCGAGTTTTAACTTGCTCGCCTTTTAATCTTTGTTTATATTTTTTATAAGCTTGTTTTCTTTCAAAAAGAGCGGTGGCCAAACGACCTTCTAACACACCTTTAATTCTAGTTTCAGCGGCCTCTTCAGTAGGTATACCTTTCCAATTCTTTTTTAATTTAAATGGGACTTCCGCCATTTGTTGAAACCATCTACGAGAACTCACCGCTGGCGACTGCAATATGCGCAATCCCGGATCTTGAAACCCTAAAACTTTTTCGACATAAGCCGCACTTTGGATGGTCTCATCATCGAGAGTAGTGTCCATCGGTTTAGCCGCTGAGCTTAACGATTTTGGTTCAGCAACAACACCCGATTCTTTAATCAAGGCCAGCTCGTCTTCGTCAATATCCATGTCTTTTTGAATATTGTCTTCCATATTTTTAAGCAGTTGTGGGTCAGATTTAGCTAAAGATTTATGGAGAACCCCACCTAATATTCCGCTTAATAAAGTGGATGAAGCTATGTTTGACGCAGATTCGCCAAAAGTTCGCGTAAGGTCTTGATCTTGTATAACTGCTTCTTGTAAACTTGTTGAAGTCATACCAGCTAACGCTACTTGTGCCGCACCAGTTAACATGTTTTTACTTTTAACTGCAAATTTTGCAGCCGTCCCAAACGGAATAAAATTTAAAGGTTCTACTGCTTGACTAGCAAAACCAGCTACTACACCCATCCAGCCAGATTTTCGAATAATCTCGTTGTTTTGTTCTTTAAAATCAATGTGCTCTTTTATAGAATTAAAATGATCTTGGTTTTCAGCATCTGTGAATAAATCGCCATAAACATCTTTTATATTGTTTGGCAATCCATCATATGCAGATGACCAATCAAAATTAGAATCAAAAGAATCTTTACTTCTGGTTTTATTAGCAACCATAGAACCAATTGAAGTTTCTGTTAAAACTTGAGCACCTAACGCTTCTACAAAAGTAGGCTCGTACTCATAACCAACTTCGTTTTTTAAAGGCTGTTCAAGTTTATCCGCATACCTTTTTAGATCTGGTAAAATTTGTTCTTTTGAAGCTATAAACGGCATAAGTTATTTTTTTTGTTTTTTTAAGATTTCAGCTTTTAATTTATCAGCTATTGCTTTTTCTTTGCCTGTAAGCTGATCTAAAGCTTTTAGAAATCCTTGATCTGAGATTTGATTATCAACTGGTTTTTTTACCTTTGGTTCGGCTTTAGCCATTTCAGCTTTTAATTTATCAGCTATTGCTTTTTCTTTGCCTGTAAGCTGATCTAAAGCTTTTAGAAATCCTTGATCTGAGATTTGATTATCAACTGGTTTTTCGCTAGGCATAGAGACCTTTTCTTTTTTAGCAATTAAATCCATAGTGCTTTCCATAGGCACCGTAATGTTCGGAACTGTTGGTTCAACAGGTTTATCTTTTAAAAATTCTTTTCGTTTTTGTAAAGCAATATTTTTTCTTAATTCAATATTGTTTCCTGGAGTCCACGAATCTAAATCATTATCAGAAACAGTTTCAAAAACGCCATCTTTATTTTTAATTACGACACGATAAGTTGGAGACCCTGTATTCCACATTCTAGCTGTCTCTATGGTGTCTTGAATAAAAATATTATTTTCGTCAATGTCTTTATATTTAGGCAACGCCTTAACATCGTCAACTAAACGTTTGCGTAAATCTTCGGGCGCTATGTTTGGATATGCTTTCTCAACTGGGTATTTTACTAATTTTTTATCTCCGTTCATTGAAGAGGGCCCCCAAAATTTAGTGAGAGATTTTTCAGTTTGCGCTTCCGCAATTTTTTCATCACCGTTTGTGTAGATATACCAAGACTCATACATCTTTTCGTAATCATTTAGCAATGCTTGGTTATAGCCAAGTTGCGGGTCGTCAGGTAATCCCGGTGAGAAGAAACCGCTACCAATTGCTTTTTTAGCCTTATTTAGTCTTGCATTAATATCCCCTACTTTGGTTTCTTTTAGTTGCGTTTTTAATAAGCCTATTCTAGCTGGATTTAACGATTTTTGTAAATCATCTACTCTTGCAACTGCTTCTAAATTAGGTGTTCCAGATTTAACTAATTCATTGATCATAACCGCTTGGGCAACATCTTTGTCTTCAATATCGTCTAGCGCTTGCGGTTTTACATCTTGTATGCGACCAACTAAATCGGCATAGAAAACTTTGTCTTCAGGATTAGCCCCTCTGAAAACACCGCGCAACCTAGATTGTAATTCGTTAGGGACCACACCAACTTTATCAATAAAATTTACAAGCATTGATTTCTGTGCTTCTGGTGGGAGCCCTTCCATTTGTTGTTTTACTGCATTTCTATAAGTAAAATCAATTGCTTTTTTATCGCCAGCATCTTTTGGATCTAAGTAATCAGTGCCTTGTAATGCTCGTGAAACTTTTTCTAATTGAGCCATTTCATCTAAACGCTCTTTATTTTTTGCGTCTAAAGTTTTAAAAAGACCCGCTTTTTGATCTGGTGTAATTATTCGGCTTTGTTCCAATCTAGTGATCTCGTCATAAGATGCTTGCCCCCTACTTGCCCTAATTTCTAGCTCTGCACCTTTTCTTGCTTTTGCTAATTCTTGTTCAGCTTTTTGTTGGGCAAAAGCTTGAGCGTTAACATTCCGCAATTGATTGTCGTAAGCATTTAATTGATTTACAACAGCTTGCTTTTCGTTAATGTCCAAACCTTCAATATCTGTTTTAGAGATATTAAGAATCGCTTTAGATCTTGCATCATCCGATAATCCTTCTAAACTAGCCTTAAAGCTAGTGGTTATTAGGTCTTTTCTAAAATCTTTTTTCACCAAAATAGCTTCTTCTGGAGTAATATAACTATGCTTAACTTGAGCATCTAAAACAGCGTTATATTTTGCAATTTTTTCTTGATAGCTTTGAAGCTCAATTTCAGTTTTTGGCGACGGGTTGTTAAAAATGTCGTCCTTAATAATGTCCAAAGAAGCGGTTAATGATTTTTGCGCATTCATTTCAGTTTGCCTAAAAAAATCATCTTGGCTTCTGACAGTTAAAATGGCTGCTCTTTTTTCAAAACTTTGTTGATAATATGGTCGAATATTTTCAGGCAACTCCTGCAATTTTCCTTGCATATAACCGTTTAAACGCTCTGCAAGTTTTTCAGGATTATTGCCTTCAGCTACATTTTCATTGTAAAGCTGATTGGTTTTTGTTATATCTGCGACCTCTAAATTAGCCAAATACGCATCTTTTTCTTTTTCTAATGCCCCTTGTGAAATTGCAGCTAACCTAAAAAGAGAGTTTGCGGTTCCTTGACCTGCATCGGCTATCGAATTAAACATTTGCATAGCCCCTTCAAAAGCAGGGCTAGCATCCATCCTCAAAGTTGGAATATTACCAGTGCTATTAATTTGAGCTTCAAATCTAGGGATACTTGGTCTAGTCATAACCCTCCCGCTATTCTTTCAGCTAGCTCAGTATTGCCCGCTTTTTTTGCTTTATAACCTGCAAACCCTCTTAAACCTGTTTGCAAAATATTACTTCCAGCATTTATGGCGTTTGCCCGACGCAAGCTTTTATTTGCAGACATTTGCGCACCAAAATTAAATTGTGCGTTAGCTTGGTTCATTTGAAAACCTACTTGTCTAGTATCAGTAAATAATTGATTTAATCTCGATGCCTCCGATGCTCTTGCTGAATCAGCGGTTTGAATACCAATAAATGTTCCGGAGCTAAGACCAGCACCCGATGACCCAAAAACAGCATTTTGTGTAGATAAAACTTGTTTTAAATTGCGCTGCCTTTCAAGTTCCGCTTGGGCAGATTGAGTTTTTTCTGCCTCTTGCGCCATATTCAATTGGGCTTTTTCAACATCCATGGATTGGCCTTGAAGCGTCCCTGACCTTTTAGAAAGCATTGTTTGTTGTTGTATACTGTAGCCAGTAGTAGCAACCCCTATACCAGCAGCTATAATTAATAGTGTAATTGGATCCATATTTTCTATTTAATTGCAACAACAACCGCTAAAAGATTGAACTCTAACGGTTGTTCTTGAGTTATTTCAATTTGAGTGTCTCTACCGACACCTGCTAAATAAATTTTTTTCCAGCCCGAAAATAGTGAGACCGGAGTATCCAAAACATTTGCCCCAAAAGAATCAAACGGCGGACTGTATTTTTTATCACCCACTTTTATAACAATGTGCCTTGCATTTTGCAATAGCAAATTTATAAACACAACTCTTTTATAATCTCCGGCTAATGACTGACCATTAACTTGAGCTTGAATTGGCATTAATTTTACAATAGAAAAAAAAGAAAAACCAATTTCAATTTTAGAAACCGCTTCAGAACTGGTAATATTGCCTGACGCAACTGTTTCATTTTCTAAAATAAAACCATCTCCTTCGTAGCATTGGTTGCTGTTGTTGCCGCATCTAATGAATAGGCTTGATCAAATTTTTCAATGAAACGGACAGTTGCACCGTTAATAGTGCGTTTAACAATAGTGTAAACATCGAAACCTAGCACACAAACTTTTTCATATTGTCCATTTGTCTCAAATAATGACCACGCCAACAATTCTTGATCCCTAGCTACATTTAACACTGCCATAGTTCCATCGCTATTTACCGCAAAATAATAATCCGCCGGGCTATCCGCTCTTGATTGCCTCACAGCTACTGAAACCGGATTTTTAATTAGATGTGGTGAAAGAACTGAAATATTTTTTGCACTGTAATTTTGTTCAGCATCATTATAAACAAACTCTCGAATCACATTTCCTGAAGCCTCAACAAATAGGGTGGCACCTCCAACAGGTCGCGGCTTAACTCGACTGGATCCATGTGAAGTAGCTTTTGTTATTGATAAACTATTTGGGGTAATTGGGCTACCTACAGCGGTGCTAATGTAGAATTCACCGCCAGTTGTAAAAATTTGTAAATTTCTTCCAGACACAATAAATAAAATAGCGTTTACCGCGTTATCATCGATTGTAAAGTCAATCGCATCATCAGCACCACTATTGCCTATATCAAAATCAAAAAAATCGCCAACTACAGAACCCCAAATACTTTGTGGTCTTTGACCAGAATTTCCCAGCCATAATCTATTTTGGTGAAAACTTCCACAAGATGGCCATCCTCTAGTATTTGACCAACTTATTTCATAGCCTGTTTCTAATTCCCAATTACCTTCTGAAATATTATTAGTGTTTGGAAAATCTACTTCTATCCGGCATTTGACTTGAGTTGAACTAATATAAGAGCTGATTCGAGCAATCCCGCCTTGTTTGTTGTAGATATATTGGCCAACATGGGTGCTGTCAAAAACAGCGTGTTGCGCAGTAAATAAAACATCACGACCACTAGTGGCACTAGGTGTCAGATGCCCCGCAGGCGTAGTTATAGTTAACACCCCAAAAGCATACCAAGGTATGTTTTTAAAAACTACCAAACCAACCGTCCAAACAGTGTGGCTCGTTCTAGTTATTTCAATAGAATTAAAATCCTTATGGAATAAAAAAAGTTTGTCCGCAGATTGGGTGAAATCTAATTCTTCAATTTGCGTAAGTGTTAACGTGCTGATTGGCGATGCAGTAATCGTAGTTTGTAAAACATCGTCTTTGTAAACTTTAAACTGTCCTGCAGAAAAAACCAGTAAATATTTTTGAGTTGTTGAATATTCAAACTCAATCTCTCGAGACACTGCGTTATTGGTAGTGTTAGCTACGTATTTAGACCCTTCTCTTTTGGTTAAATGTTGTTGCGGGTTTACGTACACATTGCGAAGTTTCTCGGCACCTTTATAATAAAGATCAGTGTCGAAGCCGCCTTTTAGCGATGGCCCTAACTCACCAGAAGAAAAACCTGTTTGGACTGTTTTGACCCGTGCTTTTACCATTAGTTTCGAATACTGGTTAACGATAATAATTCTTGTGGTATAATACTAGCACTATTATTTTGAGAGTCAATAGCTCGAGCCTGTATAAGTTGTGCCCTAATTAATGATTCTAAATTAGCTGTTTTACTGTCATCTTCTAGCAAACCAAAAGCAAGAACTTTGGCCATTTCTAATGCAAGCAGATATTCAAAATATGCCGGAAAATATTGAGCGTTAACCTCATATTGCATTGAAATGTAAAGCGGATCCGCATCAGTGTATAATTTATTTTCAAAAATTTGGTGGTTAATGCTTGGGTTTTGTTTACCTACAAAACGCAAAAAATCCGTTGGTATTTGATATGCAAAAGCATATCCGTAAAGTGGTGTAGAAGACAGTTTACTGAGCTGTTCTTGTCTAATTGAAAAACGCCAATAGTGTTTTTGAAGTGTGCTTCGTTTTAAGGTCGGATACCATTTAGCGCAGAGTCGCGCTTCCCTAGTTTCGTCATCAAAACTAGTTATTTCATCCGCACCAATTAATTGAAGTGCTTTAGAACAAACATTAATATCAGCGTCATTTATGGTCATAAAATATAAAATTGTTATCGGCTAGTATTGCTACTAGCCGACAATTTAATTTAGTCAGCATCAGTTGCAGCTAAAACTACGCCGTCAGTAATATCTACTACTCCAGACGCGTTTGCGTTTACATAAGCTTCTGATACCACAGGCGTCCCACCAGTGCTAGTGAAAAGTTTTATAACGTCTAAAGTCCTTAAAATTTTAGACGCACCATTAAAATACCCTGCGGTATTTACATCCGCAAGAGTATCTTCTGTTTTGTAAATAAAAATTCTTGGTAAATCAGTGCCGTTTTGTGCGACTACTGCCAAGTTTGCTAAAATTAAAGCCATAAAATAAAAAATTAAAGTTAAAAAAATAATTATACACTTGCTTTTGCAGCATCAGTACATTGAATATTGATAATGCCTTTTTCTTCGATAACTTTTGAACCACAAGAAAAGAAACAAGTAATTAAATCCGCGCCTTGAGTTGGGACATAATTTTTTTCAACAGTCATGTCTTTATTTACGACAAAACCTAAAGCCATTTTTTGAATTGCGTAGCAATGACGAATAGTGCTAGCCAAAACTAAACCTACTTCGTTCTCGATTTGTCCAATAGCTTTAATGTTGAAACCATAATATCCAGGTAAAGTTCCGGTAGTTAAAACTTTTTGGCTATTATAGTCTGAACTGGCAACTTTAAGATCTTGAGTAAACTCATGAAAGTTATTAGCATGCACCAATAAATTTCGCTCGTTGCGATCAATGTTGCCATTATCATAAAGTTTAGCAGCGGCAGCTAATTTCGCCACATTTAAATTTGTAGCTGTTCCGCCCTCGTTGGTTCCGACAACATTTGTATAACCAGTTGCTCTTTGCGCTTCTAATGCGTTAATAATGATCTGGTCCATTTTTCTATTTGCGGCAGCAGCTACAGCATAAGCGGCTTCGGCTTTATCGTCAAAATTAACTTCGCCTTGCAAAAAAATATCAGAATAAGTAGATACGTTGAATCTAGCAATAGAAACTTCAACTTTATCAGTTGATTGGTTTTCAGAAACTAGTGGGGTGCCTACTACTCTTTCAATAGCTCTTAAAGTTCCGTATTTTGGAAATTGAGTTGAAGTTCCCGGAATTTGACGAACACGACACATCTCTCTTAAAGTAGATTGGTCTTTTTGGTATGCTCTAAAAACTTCGGCTTCGAATGTTTTTAGTTGAAGTTGGTTGGTTTCAATATGAATAGTCATAAAAATAAAATTTGTTGTTAATCAGAATAAATAAACCGATTAAGGGTTAATGCCTTAGTCTTGCGTTCTTTGAGTTTTACGCCAAAAACCGCACTCCTGAGAGGCCAACAAATTTTAGTTGGGTAAGTCTAGTTGTGCAATGATAATGATAATTATTATCATTATCATTGAAAAAGTCAACTACTTTTTTTGTGCTTCTTCAAGTATTTGTTTTCTTGCCGCGTTTTCCATCATTTTTGTATACTCTTGTTTAGCTTTGCTATCTATATCAAAAGTTTTTCCAAGATTGTCTCTATAAGTGAACGCTTTTTCATAAAGCATTTTTGAGCTTTCGCTAGTATCTCCACCCATGCCTGCAGCAACAGGTATGCTGTTTTCTTCCCCTCTTGGCAACATATAGCGATACAAAAAATCTAAAGCATGTGGGTCGCCAGCTAATGACTCGAGTATTTGCTGATCTTCTTTGGGCAAATTTTGATTAAAGATCTGAAGTCTACCAATTTTTACTTCTGCATCAGCACCCAATACTTTTTTAAAATCTTCAGCAGTAATTGCTGGCTCAGAACTAGTTTTTACAAAATTTTCAACTAATTTTGAAACCTGTTCTTGGCTTAAATTTAACTCTTTAAAAACAGGTAGCATGCTTTTAAGCTGCGGGTCTTCAGCGGCGTTAAAGTCTTTTAGTTCCTCAACCGCACTAAAATCAAATGCATACTCTTCAGGTGCTTTTGGTATTTTAGTTTCGTAATCTTTTAGTTTTGTGGTAAGATCTCGGATATATTTTCCGGATTCGTTGTACCCTTTCACCAAATCTTCGGTGGTTTTATATTTCCCAGCAAGTAAGGCTTGTTGGGTTTCGCTTCCAGTAGGTTGGTTAACTACAGGGGCAGAAGCTTCTTTTGCTGCTTCTGGTTGGCTTGTATTATTGTTTTCTGTTAGCATAATATTTTTGTACTTTGATTATTATTTTTTCGATTTTTCGATAAAATTTAATTTCACCTTCTCTCATCGCCATTTCAATAGCACTATTAATACCATCGTTTTGCAAAATTAAAGGTGGTTTTTTAAAGGCTAATGCTTCCAAATATTGAAGAGATTTTTTTCCCTCTTCCGTATTAAAAAAATTTGCCAAAAAAAATTCTTCTGCAACGGGTTCCGAAACTTTTTGTTTCGCCCCTTGCCCTATGTTTTCGATTTCGTCCCAACTCATGTTAAGCTATTTGAGGTTGTTGCGGTTGACCCGCCATTTGTGCGTTTTGTGCCAGTTGAGTTATTTGCTGTAATTGCTCTACGGTAGGTAAAACTTTAGTTGGCACATTCATTTTTACCGCTAACGCATTGGCAAAATTAATCGGGTTAGTCATTACTGACAACATTTGCGGACCAAAGAAAGTGCTAATTGTTTCTGCATAACGAACCATAGAGTTTATCTCTTCTTCCGCTTGAGCTTTCGCTAATGGCGAAATATGTTCGATAGATAGATTAACGCCATCTACTTTAAAATCATTTAGAGCAATTAAGCCGAGTTCTTCCAAAATATGCATGCCTCGGTTGATAATCGCTTTCACCCCTTCAATTTGAATCCTGCCGTAAGCACTTCCTAATAGTTTAGAAACTTGTTGCGCACGATAAGAAATTTCTGTGGCGCTTTTAACTGGTGCATCGATTTCACCAAGTGGGTCCACCATCAATATTGAACGAATCGATTTTTTTAAATTTTCTAAAATAATTTGACCAACATTAAAATTAGCGCCGATTGGTAGTGCTGCCAAACTTGGTCCATTTGGATTACCTGGGTTCGAACTAACCGGTATGCACGCGCCTGGTTCTATTCGAATATTGTCAAGACTTAACACGCCATCATCGACTGCCGTCCATACGCCAGCAATAGCTAACGAAGCGTTTTTTAAAATCAATTCATTGGTTTTGTTTAATGTTTTACAATCAGGCAAAGCATCTAAAACGGGACCTCTACCATAAACTTCGCCTGCAGATAAACCATAGCGAACAGTTATCCAAGGTGATGAGACCATTTCTCTTTCAACTAAAATGGTAGTGTCGTGTAAAACATAATATTTATACCCGTCAACCTCAACTTCTTCCACCGCGTTCCCAACAACTTTTTTAATTTTTATTTTTGCTTTTGTGGTGCACTCAATAATATTTATTTTTTCTGCTGGTTTATCTTTTATTTTATTTTCTAGCTCAGCGGTTAATTCTATGTCCCGCCAAGTCTCGGCTAATAATTCGCCTTCCAGCGCCCATTTTCTAAAATGGCTTTTAACGGTGCCGTCAGCACCCCGTTCTAAATAAATTTCGGCTAATGGAACTGCACTAAAAATAAATGGGTTATCAATAGTCCCTTTTTGTAAAAGTAAAGATCCTGTTCCGATCAATAGATCCTCCAACATTTCAGCAATTTGTGTGTCAAAATTGGACGCAAAAAGAGCACTAAAAAAAATGTCAGTTATTTTTTCTAGCGCCTTATTGATCGTTTTTTCTTCTTCCGGCTTTTCAGCATATTGTTCTTTTAGTCTTCCGCCTAATTTCAAATCGGCGAATTTTTTTTGCGGTGGAAATATAGAACTGTGCAAATTGGATACTGCTTTTCTAAGTGCGTCCTGACCAGTAGAGTCAAAAATAACTCCCCCACCAGTGCTACGTTTATCCCCCTCCATAGCGGTGTTATCAAAAGTGTCTCTGTTTGGCGAAAAATATTTAAAGGCTTCCTGATAAGTGGTCTTAAAATTAGACCTTTTGCTTTCAGCGCTATTAAACTTAGCTTTTAATTTTGCTCCTAAAGAAGACTCTCCTGCCATATTTTACGCTCCGCTTTGAGTAGTTGTCGCACCGCCGCTTAATATTGAACGACCGCTTTGGCGGCGTCGCAGTCCTTTTAACTTTTCAGTATTGGCAACAGCTATTTGTGAATTTTTAGCGTCAAGCTCCGCTCTTTGTTTTGCGAGCTCTGCTTCTTGTTTTTGAGCTGCTTGAATTTGAAAAGTCATGTCAGGTGCTTTTGCTTTTTTTCCCATAAAATATTAATTTAAAGTTAACGCGCCTTGTTTGCGTAAGTGTTTATAAAGGCTATAGGGAGTGAAATTACTTGCAGAACTTTCACCCAAAAAACCTTTAACCACACTTACGCAGGTTCGAGGTGTAACCCAAAAATTAGCCTTTTTTTTAGTTTTGTCAAGCTCTTTTTTTAGATAGAGCATTTTTGATTGCTGTAAATGTTCACTTATAAATTTTTTATTTACGAGATAGCACCCTACATAGTTAACAAATGGGTCAATTAAAATAAAGGTATCCGTGTCGATTTTTTTCACCAAAGAACAATGCCCAAAATTTTTCTTTAAAAGAAAACCATACCATTGATCCGTGTTTGAAAATATTACAAAAAATTCTTCCATATTAAAATACTGACCATTTATTTGTTGCAATATGCGTTTTAATTTCCGCACTTTTTTTACCTAAAGTAATCTCTCTATACTCGCCTGTTGACAGACACACATATTGGTGCGCATCTTGAATGTGCGAATATTGATTTTTTTCTGGTTCTTCCATATACCTATCGGTGCCGGAAACATTAAGCTTTCTAAACTTATACCCGCCGTTAAACCCTTTGCGAAGAACGGGGCATTTTTTACCATCCAAAACAAATCCCGGTTCACCATTAACCAATTTATTTAACCGACTAATCACCCCTTCTTTTCTGATCGCCAATTTATTTGATGGCGCCGGCATCACTTTAATTCCTTCGGATCTAAAAATATCAAAAGCGGT